CCGAGCCGACGTCCCGCACCAAGTGGTTGATCGGTCTGCTTCTTCATGGCGACCACGGCGGAATTGAGGGCCGCGTAAACCAACGCCGTCGTGAGCAGGTTCGCGTGTCCGCCCGCTGAGGTTGCCGCTGTGGCGTTGAACAACGCGCCGCCATCTGAGAGCACCGGGCCGGCTGCTGAGTTCGTGGTGAATACCTGCGCCACGCGGTCGGCGACGGTGTTGTGCCAGGCTTTGCTGAGGCGGTCGGGCAGCGTATTGAGCTTGTTGATCTTGTCGCGCAGGAAAGTTTCGAGCGTGACTTCGATATAATTGCCCCTTTTGACTGGGGCCGCCGTCTCTTCCTCGTCTTCCCAATCGAGTTCGGTGTAAGGGTCACCTTCGGGCACGATCGAGAGGGTCGTTGTGCCAAACAGCCGGACGAGGGTCGCGCTGTCGTAGGTGTCAACGTCCAGTTCCTCTACGATGTCGCCCCACCACTGCTCTTGCACCGCATAGTCAGCGGCCAACATGACGTTAACCGCGTTCTTGACGATGCTCGTCAGCGTTCCGGTGTTGAGGTTCGCTTCCAGCGCCCGCGCGCCAAATCGGCCTTCGCCAAAGAAGTCGGCCTGATTGCGGTCGCCGCCGCCGGTCAAATCCCAATACCATTCGTCCAAGCCGGAGTATAGCGGGATGGACGCCATCGATCCGCCACCCGATTTCCAGCCTTCGACCGCGCGTGCGGATAGGCCGAATGACGGATCGGCGGTGGCTTCCTGCGCGGTGCCGATAATGGGCGCGCCGTCTTTCCATTTCATCTCAAACGCCTTGGCGAACTTGCGCAGGCCATTTGGCCCCCACACGCGGCGCACGAAACCCAGGACGAATTGATCGGTTTCGTTCACGCCGACCTTGACCCGTGGGCGCGCGCCGCCGTGTCCGGTCACATGGCCCAGGTCGGCATCGGCCAGGAATGCCGCGCGGTGCTTCTCGATGGTCGCCTTGATAATGTTGGCCTCGACTGCACGGCCCTCGAACTGCTCGCGGATGAGTTCGCGGATCGGTTTCGATAAGCCCGATTCGGTCAGCGCCGCTTCGAGTGCCTGTTGCGACTGGCTGACGCGCGCGGCCTGCAAGATGCGCTCGGCAGTGGCATTCGCCTCGGCGATCTTGCGGTCGGCTTCCTGAAGGCGCTTGTCCACATCGGCCAGATTCGGCGCGCTCGCTGTAGTCGGCGCCGGCTTCGCGCTGGCGGCCTTGACCACAGTCTCAATCGTGCGCAGTGCGTACTTTGCCGCCGTGACATTGGCCTCAGTCGCCTGCTGTACCGCTTCAGGCGTCACCGCTTCGGCGGGTGGTGCAGCACCCAAACCGGCTTTGATCTGTTCGAGCTGCGCCTTAAGGCCGGCCTTCGCCTCGTCCGGCAACATACTCGCCTCGACTGCGGCCATGAGTTGCTCGATTTGCTGCATCATTTCGTCCATGTTCGCCTCCCGTGCGTGTGGCACGTGTTGTAGAGATTCCAGCGCACGCACAAAACGACCGCCGGCGGCTGGATCGCCCACTGCGTCAACAGAAATGACGCGGGTGATTTTGTTTACAAGTTCAAAGACCGATTCACCGATACGCTTGCGAACGAAATCGCGCAGCACATCGATGCTGAGACCGATCGTTTTGAGAACGCCGCCCTCTTGTGCCCGAACGAGCTTGCGCGCGAAGGCATCGTCAACCGTTTTGAATGTCGCTCTCATGCTCTGCGTGGCACGATCCCAACGCACACCAACAAGTGAGCCGAGCCAGTCGCGGCCCGGCGGTCGCATCCCTCCGCGCGCCTGAAATTCTGTGTCAGTCAGATGGTCATCGTAAACCTTCGCACCCTCGAACATTGAAGTAGCAGCTTCAAGTGCGGAGATAGACCATAGGCGGCTGTTCTTGGATCGGATGTACTGCACGCCTTCGATGGTCTGTACATCGCCTTGCGTTTCGGGGCCGATAATGACAACTTCCCAGGAGCGGCCTGTTTTGTCCAGCGGGGATTCGAGATGAATGTCGGAGAGGGTGACGCGTTGTGCGGTAAATGTTTCCATGACAGGCGCTGTACTATTTGCCAGCGGCAGAATGGAGATATTGTGCTTCTCCATCGCCGACTTGAGGTCGAGACCTTCGACGATCGACGAATAGCAAATAGCGATGGCACGCTCTTTCTCATAGCCTTGTTCGGCCATGACCTTCTCGACGCAGGAATCCATCGCGGCTATTTTGTCGGCGGGTATGTTCGTGTATGGCATAGGCAAATAAAAAGGGCGACCGGTCTTTCGACCAATCGCCCTCTGATCTAAATCTTCGACCCCAAGGGACTTTCTTATTCGGTTAGTGCACTTATCCTACAACTTTTCTCGCCGGTTGTCAAGATGTTGGTTTTGGGTTGGTTTTTGCCGCCATTTAGCTATCGCGGATTCCATCGCGCGAACAGCAACCTCAGCCCGTTCCGGTGGCATATTCGCAATTACACGCGCATAGCTGATGACCAGGCGCGCCACGTGTGGCGGGATGTCGCGCGGGAAGACAGGCTTTACGCTCATGCGCGCCGCTCGATCTCGGCCTCGACTTTCGCCGTCGTGCGTGGCACGAAATCGCCGTAACCCTCTCGCCAGGCGATGTGTCGGCAACGGCAATTGATCGTATTTGCCGGACTGCCGCGTGGATCACGCGGATACATGAGCTTCTCTCGCGGTGCACCCAATGTCGGCGCAACCTCGAAGTATTCACTGATCTTCACGCGCTGCCCGTGCGCTTTGAGGTGGCCGCTGCGCGTGCGATGATCACCCGTGGCGATCCATCCTTTCTCGATGTCCGGCGCAGTCTCAGCCACCTGGATCATGCGTGCTTGTGTGCTGATTGAGTAGACGCGCCCGACCTCGGTGCGAAAGATCGCTTCAGCGCGCGCTGAGATACCTGTGAGTTCGCTGAGCTTGTCCTTCGCGCCGACGATGTCCGAGATGCGCTTCTGTGCCTCGAACGGTGACATCAGACCGAGCATGGATTGCGTGAGTGTGCCGTTAATCGTCACGCGTACATCCTCGCTAATTTTCGTAATGAGATCGGCGCTGAATCCCTGGAGCGTGGCGATTACAAGCGGATTTAAGCGTGCTGGGTCCAAGCGCAGCCCCGACACCCGCAAGGGTTCATCGACTGACTGCGTGCCGAGGCGATAGGCCGATGTTTGGATCTCCGAGAACGCATCGGTATACTGCCATCGAAACCGCTCCACGATGTCATTGACCTGGCGCTGTAAGTTCTCCAGATTTGACAAGCGCCAACCCTCAGCCGTCAAGACGCGCTGGTTAATCTCGCGCAGAGCGTCTTGCAGCAGCCGGATCGCGCGCCGCACTGCCTCATCCTCTAAGCGGTTAGTTTGCCGCGCGAGATCGTCCAACGTCTTGATGTAGTCTGTTTTGCTTCCGTGTTTCGGTTCATCCGCCATTCGTCAATCCCACAGCGGTTGAGACGCAACAGCGCCAGCCATATCATTGTGAGTTGGCCGAAGCCGATCGTCACAATGAACGGCGCGTACCACATCCAGAACAGCGCGCGCCGACGAAATAGAACGACCAGGAGAACGAGCGAGATCAGGAGCACACCGAACACAAGGACGGGATAAGGCAGCGCAGACAGCGCCGACCATATCCAGGCGAACGGCAGAGGATATAGGCCGATGTACTCGCCGCGTTGCATAGCCTGCCCCCATCGGATGAACATATCGAGATCAAGCAAATCTAAATCTCCCCATCCTGTTTCGGCTCTTGTCGTGCGCCCTGATTCATCATTGCCAGCAATGCGGATAGATCGGCACCGGGTTTCTGTCCGTTGCCGCTTAACGCGCCCATGCCACCAACTTTATCCAACGCATCCGCCAATCCCGACGTATCCGGCGCAGCTTGCAACGCCTCGACGACTTTATCGATGTCGATCTCGACGCCGAGCAGTTCAGCTGCGCGCGCCTCAAGTTCGACTGCCGTCTGAAGCGGTAGCAGTTTCATCGAATATAGCGTCGTAATAGCCGTCGCCACTGCTGAGAATACAGTCGCCGCCGCCGCCGTGTCTCTCGGAGAAATCTCCGGCATCTGTACGTCGAAACAATCGCGGGCCAGAATACGAATCGGCAGTCCGAGCTTATCGAGCTTGGGTTCGCCGTTCTCGTCTATCGCTTCGACATATTCCGGGATACGCTTCGCCTCGACTGCACAATCGATCTGATATTGCAGAATGCGAATGAGCATCCTGCGTATTACGCCTTGCCGTGTCTCGAATCCGCGGTAAGTCGGCGATCCTTGCGCGGTTGCCGTGGCGAGATTCGCATCGCCACCACTGCCGAGCATATAGACCGGAAGGCGCGCGCCACCAGCGAGGAAGTTCAGGATTGTATCGTACAGTGATTGCCAATCGGCGGCTTTCAAATCGGGGTTGCGCTCGGTCAGAATGACGGATTCATTATGCCCAAATACACGCCCTGCCTGGCCACTGGACAAACGAAATTCTTTTACCTGTTTATCAATTTCTTTGACATCAGAACTGTTGACTTGCAAATCCCAAACAACATCTTTCAGAAGTGCAGAATGTTCGAGAATGTCGAAGAAAAGTTGGTCAGTGCGATCTAGCCAGTCAATCAGTGCCAATCCATCAGGCCGACCTCTCATGCCGATGCTCGTCTTATTCACCTGCACAATGAAGCATTGTCCGTCGTATGGCACGCCTTCGACTTCAGCGCCGATGTGATCCTGATACATCATGCCGCCGTGCGCTTCACTCACGCGCCAGGCGCGACCGTAGCAGGTTTCGGTCGCGCGAACATTCTCCCATCCTGAACTGAATCTGTCTGTCTGCTGATTGGCCTCAGTCACACGCCAGCGCCGATGCGAACGCATAATCACGTCGCCTGCTTCGTGACCGCGATTGACTGCGAAGGCCATCGATTTCACGCCATGCAAGCGACCCGTCTCGGGGTCAATGCAGATGACCTTGAGCAAACGCCCGCGCTGCTGCGGTTCATTCGTCACCGCCTTCAATCGAACCGCTACAATCTCCTCACGGTTATCGGCATCCGTCACGATCTGGTCAATCTCGGCCGGATCGATTGCGCCGAGCTTGACTGCACCATCACCGATAACGCCATCCCAACGCACGAATGCCTCGATGAACAACTCGCCATACAGGCCCAGGTCGCGCACACGCTGCGCGCCTTTGCCCTCCCAGTCGTTCGTATCGTCGTACCAATGTGCATCGAGGATAGTCTGCACGTCCTCGTTCTCTGCGGTGATGACCGGGCCATCACCCCACACGTAATCAGTACGCGTGTTCGCTATGGCATATGCAAGTGGGTTCGTCGCGTACTGCCGATAGCTGCGCTCAATCGCGGCTTCCTGGCTCGTTGCCGTCTCGTCACGGATCGTGATCCGGCTGCGATAGCCTCTGCGCTGGTAGGTGAGGCTGCCCGCCGTCGCCGGCGGCTCGTCCTCGCCATCGTTCATGCCTGACCAGTACGCAGCCTTGACGCGCTTCTCTGCATCAATGCGCATGGCATCCATCTCGCGGCGTAGGGCTTTGACGGTGCGATTGAAATGCGAACGGGATACGACGGCGTTCGACGTGCTCATAGCCCGATTGCCTCTCTGCCCCATTGTTCGTCGATGCTATTCCAATATGCCATAGTGATTTTGTCTCGAATGAATTCCGCGAAATCAAAGGGCAAACCAGTTATAGCATCAACGATTATCGCTCTTGGGATGCGAGAAATCTCCAAACCTTCAGACGACATTGACAATGAGGTGACGGTGCGATTGAGATAGGCGCGGGTGACGGTCGAGGGTTTACGTTGCGGTGTCATTTCTCACTTCTACTTTTGTCCGCGCTTCAGACATTCGATAATTGATATATTGATCGATCTGGGCTTTCAGGACATTCTCAAAAAATATGCGCGCTGATTCCTCAGCAAATCCCTCGAACCGCAGGAAACCAGTAGACCAATCGAGAGTACCTACCTCCTTCGATCCATCGGCAACAAATGTCAATTGACAAGTCTGTCTGTAAAGGATTGTTGGATTAGAGTTTATAAGCATTTCTCTATCCTCTTTGCCATCCACTGCGCGGCTTGGGCGCATGAATCTGGCGAGCCTCGGTGTTCGTGCCTGATGCCGGCGCCGGATAGCGCGCGAGCTTGTTAAACGCTCGTGCCGCCGATTCGATCTGGTCATCGTGCTTGCCCGATGGGAAATCACATGCTTCAGAGATGAAAGCCGATGACCAGGCGGCGCGCTTCACGCGCACGTTCCCCGCCTCAGCCTGTGATGCCAACGGATCACATGCCGTCTCTTTGCTGCCTGTCGTCGGCTCGGTGTAGACCGAGAAGCCGGCTAGGAGCTTGACGAAAGCGGCGGCGGCATCTTTGCCGCTTGCGCCCGGTTCCTGTTCGCCCCAATACGTGACCGGCCCGAATGTCTCAGCATCTTTCTCTGCCGCATGTCGAATGATGGCATCCCGTTCGCCGGCGGCCCATTGGCCGCGCACCACATCCTCGATATATGTGATGCCGCCTGCATACGCAACAAGCACGCCGGCAGTCGGATCGCCACCGCCCGCTGTTGCGCCCTTATCCCACCAGCGCACACGTTGCGCACGCGCCGGAACTGCATCAACCAGCGGTAACCATATCTCTTTGAACATGCCGCCTTCACGCGCACGCGGCTGCTGTTGATAGAGTGCATGATAGTCACGGCCCAAAGTGCGCCGGAAGTCAGCCAAAGCGGGCACGTCGAAACGGG